CTTCAACACGTTCAGTCCATTGAAAGTTGTCTTCGTTTTTGTTCCAGCCCGGAACCTTTTTGTCAACTCCTTCACGAACCACACGCTTGTAACGTGCGAGGATGAATATGTCTTTCCTACTAGGCATTGACGGTTGTTAGCTCTACTAGTGTAGCACTGAGATTGATCTCTGGGTCTGCTACCATGCTGTGGTTGACCATACCATCTCTGATTGCAAGAATTGCTTTGTCTTGACCTTCGGGAGTAGAACTCCAAAGCTCTAAGTTATCATACATCCAGCGAAAGATTTCATCAATGTCTTCAGAACCTGCATGTTTACAGATAGTTTCTCTGCCTTTGGAAACTTGTCCTTGTTTGAATAATTCAACTGCACCTAGTTTCCAGTCTGCTACCGCACGATCATTTTCACCAGGACGTTCGAGTGTACCTGATGTACTGTTGGATTGTAGTAGATTTAGACATTTACGCAAGTCTGGATAGGTAGCCTTAACATAACTGTCTAAGGTTTCCAGTTCAAATTCAATGTTTTCTTCAACAAGAATAGTTGCCGCTCTTGCTGTAAACTCTACTTGATCTGTTTTGTTAATATGAAAACCTTGACAACGACTGTGAAGTGCTGGCATAATCTTATGTGGCATATTACAGGTTAGAATAAAACGTGCGGCTTCGTGATAGGTTTCCATTAGACCACGCATGATTGCTTGTGCGTTGTGCGACAAGTAGTCTGCCTCATCTAGTAACACAACCTTAAAGTCACCAAACGGCATAGTCTGCACAAAGTTTTCAACTTTAGTTTTAATATAGTCTACACTGTTGTCACGACTTGCATTAACCAGCAGTACATCAAAGTCCTGTACTTCTAGTTCGTTAATCAAAACTTTTGCTAGTGTAGTCTTGCCTGTACCTGGAGAACCACTTAGCAGTAGATGCGGAATGCTTTTATCCCGTACCCATGTTTCAATCATTTTCTTTTGATTGTTGTCTGTAAAGACGTATTCGCTAATAATTTTAGGACGATACTTTTCTACCCACAGCTCTTTCATTCAAAATCCTCCGTGTCTGCTTCCCAATATCTACAATAAAAGTGTTTGCCACATGCATCAATTTCTGACTGTGGATAACCTTCGCTCAACAGCCAAGGAAAGATACTTTCGCCTGTTGGATAATCCGCAGGCAACGGTTTAGGAAATCCGTATTTCCAACCGCTAGGCGGATCACACATTAATACTTTCATGTCCACCTCAGATGTTCGAGCAATGCTTGTTTATTATCTTTAAATTCTAACACAACTTCGTCAAGTCCGCAAGTCTTAAATTGGAAATCTTTACCATATTCTAGACTGTATTGTCCCAAACGGTTGGCAATAATAGCAAGTGCTTCTACATCTCGGTAGTTAGCATTTAAGGCTCCGCCTTCTTGACTGGTGCCTGTTGACTCGCCAATGTAACGATCTCTTGTTGTTACATTGATTGATTTAACACGGATTTCATGCATCTAGCATCTCCACTACTGTACAATGTTGTGCTGTTTTAGGCTTCGCATCTTGTATATATGCAAGGTAAGCGTTTGCTTCTTCTTGTGTATCAAATTTTGCAACAATAACCGGATCTTGTATTCTCGGTTCGTATTCGACAGCCCACTTATGCATGAGCAACTGTGGAAGGTGCTAGACCTTCATCGTCCGGTTCTTCGTCACTTACAAGTAAAATTGATGTTGGGTCTACACGATGAATAACTTTGTCTACACCCTCAAACTCAATCTTAACTCCTCGAGTCCAACGCCCGTGTTCTACCATTACCCATTGTCCTTCAGCAACATCCTTTTGCTCTGGACCAACAGCAAGAACCTTACCCCAACGTGGACGAATGCCTGTTGTTTTAGAATCGTCGTCAACTAAGATGATTCCTGTTTTAGTTTTACGTTCTCCGAATTTAAGCTCTTCAACAATAATATGATCGCGAAGTGCGCGAATACCACTACTACTGTGGATTGGAAGTAATTGTGCCATTGTAAGTCCTCTTATTTCAAACGTTGTGGACCGTCAGGTTTACGAGGGTCCTTTTCTAATTCTTGTGTAATAGTTTTTGCGCCAGCTACACTAGCGGCTAGACTACCACGCATGTTTTGATTCTGGTTATTAGTATTTTCTTCGTCTGCTTGCTTTAATACCGCAAGTTCCTCTTCTGACAAAGGATCTTCTTCGTCAACATCATCTGGGAAATCAACTTGTACTGGTGCTTGTGCTTTGGCTTTTTCTACTGCACTTTGTACAGGAGTGTCTGCTACTACTTTACGAGGAGAGTTTTGTGGTACACTTGGATTAGGTTGTGCTTTTTCTTGTGCATCCATTTCCTTCTTGCGATCAGCTAGTAGCTCTTCGCGAGTTTTAATAACTTTGCCGCCTGGACCTAGTTCATCCCCTCGAGCATTGATTTTCATATTACCTACTGCGATATAGTCTTCATTCGCTACACGAAGTGCATCCATGTCAACTTGCTTACCGCCAGCAGTGCGATAAATTCTTTTGTTCATATTAACTCTCCATTATATGTGTACATTTTATCTTAAAAATTCACTGATTTCTAAATCATAATATATGCTGTTTATTTTGTGTACACCTATTAGATATAGTACAAAACTTGCAACACTTGAGCCTCTACCTACACCCCATACGATGTTGTTTGCTCTTAGCGTGTCTACGAAGTATTTAAGGAATTTTAATAGGTCAAATAAATTCCTTTCTTGGTAAAGCAATAATTCTTCACCTACACGCTGTAGTTCTGCATCATGCGAGCATTGTTCTAGTACCCAACGTGCGATGTCCATGTTGCGATATTCATCAGGCATAGACCATTGTTCTTGGCACAAACGATCAAATTCATCTACATCAACATCCAACATTTTGTATGCTTGCAGTTTTTCAAATTCGTTGTAGTAGCGTTCAGCACTCAAATTAAACTGCTCAGGATCAGTCAACATAAACTTAGACAAATCCTGCTCTGGATTAGCATAGAGCAAGTTGCACAGTTCTTTTTCAGTACAGTATGCTTGTCCAAATTTATCGTAGTTCATTTTTTGCTTACGTTGATTAGTTTGTCTGTCTTGTCCATCTCGCCTCTAGCACGACGTTCTTCCATTTTCTTTAGCATACGTGCATTGCGATCTGTAAGTTCTTGTTGACAGTCGTACAGCAACATATCAACCTGACGTAGCAGATCTGCATTGCCAAATTGATATGAAGCTATACGTTTTTTGTTTAGCTCTGATATTCGTGACTGTAGTTCATCGTCACTGAGTTTTGAAAGATCGGAGCCTAACGGATGCATATTACATTCCGTTCTTCTTTTCTTGGATTTCCTTACGACGTTCCTTAGCAGCCTTGCCAATCTCTCCAAGTGCCTTACGAGCACGAGCAGCCGCAGCCTTTACGCCCTTTTCTTCAAATGCCGCATGTTCTTTAAGATATGCTTCCATTTGTTCAACGATAATGTTATGATTAGACATTCATTTCTCCTTGTGTTAATCAATGTTATTTAAATCACAGGTCACCTTCTGCCCGATTTTCGCTATAATAGGCGTTAAATTCACCGCCCGGATAGCGAGCTTTGAGTTTGTTAACATTTTCTGCTACAACCTCATTTGGGTCTAAGCCTAGGGCCATACAGGCATTAGCCCAATACCACATAATATCTCCAAGCTCACGTTTCATATGAAAGATGTTGTCATCATCCAATGGCTTGCCTTGGAACACAATCTTTTTAACAATTTCTGTAAACTCGCCGCCTTCTGCTGTAAGTCCTAGTGCGGCTGTAACTAATCTAGGTAAGTTAGCATTACGCTGGTTAACTATTGTGGTCCAACGATACGAAAAGTCGTCGTTGTTTTTACTTTCTTTGCTGGTAACAGCATCTACAAATTCTGAATACTTGTTTAAATCAATTTGGCCCATTAAAAAACTCCTTGCTAGACTATCAGTATATAACAATCCATGCAAGGAGTCAATTAACTTTTTTACCAAAAGGTAAATTAGGTCATTTTATGCCAAGTTGTGCCATCAAAAAATACTGGGTAAGCACCTGTGCCACCTTGTGAGGCAGGATCCCAGCCTGTTAGTTCGCCATCAGCAACTGCTACTGTACCAACAATAGCCGCAGTAGGAGCAATACTTAATGGAGCAAAAGTTACAATGCTTGAAACATTAAGAGAAGTAACTGTGTCTCGGTTACGACTCAAGTCTACAATGTAAAAACTGCTTCCGTTGAATGAACTAATTTCCCACAAATAGTTACCAGATGAAGCAAAAGTTACGCTATCGTTTACAGCATTAAAGCCTTCAATAGTATCAGCACCTACCATAACACCTGTTGGAAGTGTAACAGTGTGACTAGCATTAACGTTTAACCAAATACGCACTGTTGAATAGGCGTTGTTTGGGAATCCACTAAAACTTAATGTGGTGCTTTGATTTGTTTGTAAGTAATAGCAATTTGCGTCGGTAAAGTCAATATCAACACTTGCACCTG